CCTGGGTCTGCATCGACATGTCGGTGCCGAACGTGGTGGCCACGTCGGACATCTTGGTGGCGATGCTCTCCAGTTGCTTGTTCGTGGCGTCCGGCGGGACAAGGCCGCCCTGGACGGTTGCCTTGATGGCCTCCGCTCCGGCCTCAAAGTTGTCCACCACACCCTTGGTGTACAACTGGCCGGCCACCTTGCCGTACTTGGCCGCCTCCTTGGAGGTGGCGCCAAGCTGGGCCTGGACCTTCTTGGTGATGCTGGCCTGTTCGAATGCATCGGAGAGGGCCTTGGCTCCCACGGCCCCAGCGGCCAGGGCCCCAGCGAGGATGCCGGCCTTGAGCTTGGAGCCGAACCCCTCACCGGCCGTGGAGCCGGCCTCCTCCGTGGGGCCCACCACTTGGCGCCGGAGGTCCCCAGCGAACCCCTGGAGGGAGGGGACCACCGACACATACGCCACGGCAATCTCAGGAGCGGGCATTGGTCACCTCTTGGTAGTTCGTTCGCGGAACGCCTTGAGGTCCGCCTCTGTAATCACACGCTTCTTAGGTGTGTCACCGGGCCGTGGGTACGGGTCCGGGAACTGGCTACGCTTCCACTGGGGCGCGTCCTGGTTCGCCACCAGCCACGCCACCCCGTTGTTCGAGTCGATGAGGTCCGCAAGGATGTAGTCCGTACGGGACCAGAGCGGCTCCTTACCGTTCATCGCGATACGGGTAGCGGAGTCCGGGGGAAGCCCCCGGATCATGACGTCCAGCTTCCGTGGAGTGACCTGGCCTCTCCAGAGGTCCAGGAGGTCCACCCCACGGAACGCCAGGTCCGCCTCCACCTCATCCCCGTACTCCCGGAGGAACGGCAGGAGGCTTAGGAGTTTCCCGCCTTGACGGCCTCTCCGGCGACGTTCAGGAACTCACCCAGGGCCGACACCTTGCGGTTGCCCTTGCGGAACGTTGCGTACTGGTCCTCCCCCAGGAGGGCCTTGAGCGCGTGGGTCATGCGCTGGTCATCGATGGCCTCCAGGACGTCGATGTCCCAGTCATCGGCCGGCGGGACGCTGTAGGTCTCTCCGTTGAACTCCACGTCGGTGGGGGTGCCGGTGGCGTCGTTCTTCTTGGTGTCCTTGGCCATGATGTGGTCTCCTCATCGGGCGGTGGTGGGTGGTTACAGAGTGGCCGTGCCCCACCCAGGACACGGCCACTCCGGGTCAGCTACTCACGTGAGTAGCTGGGGGCCAGGGTCAGCCGGCCGGAACCTCCGGGACGTTCCCCTGGGGGTCGTTGTCGATGTCCTGGTAGAGGACGTCATCGGCGTCCGGGAAGATGGTGATGGTCAGCTCGAACGCCTGGAGGGCGGAGTCACTCAGCGCGACCTCACCCACATTGGTGACCTCCCCGGTGGGGATGAACCGGCGCCGCGTGATGTCCCCGTCCTGGAGCTCCAGGCAGAAAGCAACCTTCTCGCTCTTGGGGATCTTGATCTTCCGCGTGTTCACACCGTTCACGGTGGTCACCTCGGAACCCGGGTTCACCAGGCCGAACACCACCAGGTTGTCCTCCAGGCAGGTGACCGTGATGGTGCGCTTGTGCTTGGAGCGCTTGACCCGGACCAGCTTGCCGCCCCAGGCGTAGAAGTCGCTGGAGTCCTCATCCCGCGACTCGCTGGCTCCGTCCTCCGAGAGGAGGCCCACGGCCTTCCACGCGGGAACGGTGGTCATCTCCGTGACCAGATCCGTGGGGAGCGCGGTCCCCAGCGGGGCCGTCCAGAGATCCGCACCTTCCCAGAGACGGGGGTTAGCGGTGTTACCCGACATGCTGTGTTCCTCTCATGGTGAACTCCACGGCGAACGCGTACTTGGGGCGTCCAGTGGAGGCGTCCGGTAGCCACATGGGGCCACTTACCTCTGAGACCTTGGAAACGGTGGCCTCACCCCGCTTGCCGGACATCGCTAGGAGGTACATGCGCGCGTCCTCACAGAGGTCCGCCGCTCCCGCCTCCGTGTCGGCCCAAGCTTCAACGTCGATGCGGGGCCGGTCCGTAACTAGGCCACGGAGGCCCCCGATGCGCTCCACACGGACGAACACGCGTGGCATGGGATCTGGCACCCTGGAGCCCACGGGAGGCCCGGAGAGGGCCGTACGGAGGTAGTCACACACCAGCGCCACGGCGTCCGGGAAACGGACGATGGGCCTGGGCACTACTCACCCCCGTCCAGGGCCTGGAGAAGCTGACGCCGCGTGGACTCCGCCGTGGCCCCCGGTTCGTAACCGGCGATCACGGCGCCACGTGCGCGCTCCCCCTCAGCGGAGAAGTCAACGCGGGACCTACCGCCGTTGCCGTTGACGGCCCGGTCGATATCCCGTGTCTTCTCCTTGATCAGCTCCTGGGTTGCCGGAGCCTTGAGGAGGTCCTGAACGGCATTCCAGTTCATTCGGATGCGTGCGGCCATCAGCCTGTCACCCTCCTCACTCGAACCTCCACGTGGTGGACACGGCCCCGTAGCTTGTGCCGGCCAATCTCGCCATCCACCTCCAGGGTCATTCCGTCGTACTCCACACGGTCCGACTTGAGGAGGTCCAGGCCCCTCCCCCGGGGCGAATAGATCTTCCATCCGGTGAGGACCAGCTCCCGGTCCCCGGTGGTCTCGCTGGAGCCGTCCGGCTGGACCTCCACCCCGGAGACAGGGAGCCGCTCCGCACGGGACCAGTCCCTCTCCGTGGTGGTGTTGCCGTACCGGTCCGTCACCAGCGGGGCCCGGACCCGGACGAACGTGTCCCGGTAGGCCAGGCTCATCCGACACTCACCACCGACACACCACGGCGGTAGTCGTCCAGGAGATCCCGGTCCCTCTCAGAGAGGGAGGCGTCCAGGGTCTCCGCAGCGTAGGTGAGCGAGACACTCCCCACGGTCTCCTGGCGGAGGTTGTCAGGGTTGCTCAAGACCCGGGAGGCACACCCCAGCACGATGGCCAGAACGTCCTCCGGCACGTCCGCGTACCCGTGCGTGTACGTGACTTTGACGGCCTCCACGTGCGGGGCCACGTAGATGCGGCCACGCCGGTACCGGTGCGTGATGACCTCCCCTGTATCCACGTCCACTACGGCCTGGATAGACCGGACCGGACGCTGGGGAGGCTCCACGTACCCATCACGGGGGTAGAGCTCCGGGGAGGTGGTGGCGACCGTGAACCACTGGCGTGCGCGCTTGCGCACCACACGGGAGGCCACGGCCAGCACCATCACGGGGTCGCCGGGGAGGCTGGTCACATCAGTCTGCATCCACGCTGCAAGTTGCTCCGGCGTGGCGAGAGGAGGCAGCGCCATACCCCTACCCCCTTACTTGGTTGTCTGAGCCCCGCACTCCTGGCAGCGCACGATGGTGGCCGGCTCACCCCCGGGCCGAAGAGCGGTGAAGCCCTCCAGCCTGGGAGCGGGACACGGATCACTGTCATGCGGGTCCGGGAGGGCAGGCTTGGTCTTGCGGGCCGTAGCCATGCCCTCCCCCTTACTTGGCAGTGACGCCGGTGAGGCGGGCCGCACCCTTGCCGCCGAACACGGCCAGGCCGGTGAAGAACTCCAGGCGGGTGCGGTATACCGGCTTGGAGTCCAGCTCCCCCAGGTCGCGCACGGTCACACCACCGTTGGTGAGGCCGGTGACGGCCTGGTCCGTCTCGTCCTGGCCGAACTTGACCGCGTAGACGCTGGAGGCGTTCGTGGCCGTGCCCTGGGTCTCCGTCATCGGGAGGATGTCCGCACCCTGGGGGGTCTGGCCCGGGTCCAGGAGGGCCACGCCGTTGTAGGTGGCGACCATCTTGGAGGTGAGGGCGTCCTTGATGAACTCCACGCCACCCAGGCGCCGCGCGGACGACTTGATGGCCGCGATGACGGATCGGTTCGCGTAGATGGCACCGTTCGAGCCGTTCAGACCCGGGACGGAGGCGATGAGGGCATCCAGGGCGTCCATGAAGTCATGGCCGCCGGCCACCGGGGCCATGCCGTTGGTGTCAGCGGCCAGGACCTGGGAGCCGGTGAGCCGCTTCTTGAGGCCGTCGAACCCCTTGGGGTCCACGGCAGTGTCCCCGTTGAAGAAGTGGTCCTGGAACTTGTAAGAGACGGCCTTGACCTTGAGCCGGGTCTGGATGGCCCGCTGGTCGTTCAGGTTGCCCCGGGTCTTGACAATGAACGTGTCCACGTCGGCGTCACCACCCAGGATGACGAGACGCTCGCTCTTGGGGTTCACGGTGCCGGTGGACTCCGCGTAACCCTCGTTCACCGAACGGAACTCCACGCCCGGGAGCGTGGCCTCCTCGTTGTACGCGTACGCGTTGCCTTCGATGGTGAGGAACGGGATGCGGTCCAGGATGCTGGACTCCTGGACGAACAGCTCCAGAACACCCCGCTGGAGGTCATCCTGAGAGAGCTTGGCCGCCTCCGTGAGAGTCAGCGCCATGTGTCACTCCTTGTGAGATGGAACCAGCTCCTCACGTGAGGAGCTGGGAGGTTACTTGCTTGCGCCGTACGCGCGCCGGAGGCGGGCCTCCGGGGAGGTGGGTTCGACCCCTACCTCTCCACGCTGACCCCCACCGACGTCGCCCCAGCCCTGGGGAGCGTCGCTGGTCACGGCCAGGTACTTCTTGGCCGCCAGGAGCTTCTCCACGGCCTTGGTGATCCCGTCGGCGTCGCCGGCCTTGAGGTCCTTGAAGAACTCCGGGTAACGCGTGACCACCTCGGCGGACTCCTGGACCTTGCCCTTGGCCTCCGCCTGGATCTGCGCCTCCAGGAGCTGGGTCTGGAACTCCGCCCGGATCTCCGTGCGGATGGCCTCCAGGTCGGTCCCCTTCACCGCAGCGTTCGCGCGCTGGAGCCGCTTGACCTCCGCCTCCAGCTCCGTGACCTTGGCCTCCTGGGCCTTGACCGTGGCCTCCGCCTCCTTGCGAGCATCGCGCTCCGCCTGGAGGGCCTTGACGCCGGCCTCACCCAGCTTCTCGTCTCCGCCCTCCCCCTTGTCCTCCTGGCCCTCCGGGCCGTTCGGGTTGGGGTTGCCCTGGCCGCCCTGGCCCAGGTCTCCGTCCTTGGTGCCCTGGTCAGTGGGGCCGTTCGGGTTCGGGTTTTCCGGCATCCTGGAATCGCTCCTTATTGGATGTATCCGTACCTCTTGAGGAGGCGCACTTGGTGTTCTCTGTCGTTCTTCGCTTGACGGAGGATCTCCGCCGGCGTGAGCCGGGGGGCCTTGGTACGTGCGTACCGGGTCCCGCCCGCTTGTCTCTCAAAGGCCGTGTCCATGGCCTTGGCGCCCAGGCCCCGCCGGGTAGTGCCCTCACGGGTGGCCTGGACCTTACGGCCGTAGACCTCCACCTCCGTGAGTCCGCCCTTGCGTCCGGTCACGTTGACCACCTGGGCCATGTCCGCCCCGTTGTCCATGGCCTCCACACCAGCCTGGCCGAACCGTTGGAGTCGCTCCTCCGGGGTCATGGCTTGATACAGAGACTTAGGTGAGGCGGAGGCTTTCCACTCAGCGTCAGACATGGGTTCCATGCCGCAATCGCACTTGGGATGGCGCTTGAAGCCGGTGGAGTAGGTGTACTGACGGCCGGCCAGGATGATGCACCGGGAGCATGCGGGGAGCTTCACCACACGGACGTAGGACACGCATGAGGGCGTGGCAGTCATCGCGACTTGCGTTGCCGTTCGGGACGTGTCCGCGAGGGTGGTAGAGACTAGGCGGGCCATCTGGTTGAGGCCCATCACGGAGGCGGCCTCCGCTGTCATGCCGGAGGCCAGCGCGCGGGCCGTGGTGAGTCCTGGGAGGTACAGGAGGGTGGCCAGCGAGCGGCCATCCGCCGCATACCCCGCCAGTTGGCCGGGGACCAGGAGGCCAGCAGCCGTGGAGGAGGCGCCCTGGGCCAGCATCGCGCTGGCTACAAAGGCTTGAGCCCCCTGGGCCACGGAAAGCTGGCCCATGATCACGGCACTCAGAATGGCTGAGCCGGCCTCTCCCGCCAGGGCCGCTAGGATGCGGTCCGGGGAGACGTCCCCCCAAAGGCTCTGTATGGCCGCTAGGACGCCTCTAGTGATGCTCTGGGTCTGGGAGTACCGGGCCTCTGCCAGAGCACGTGAGCGGGCCGGTGAGGAGCTCCTGGAGGGTGCCTCTGTGAGGCCCCCCAGGTCTCCCGTACCGTCTGCCACGGGCCACCCCCTACTCAGTGGGAGGCATGCCCTCCTCATCGTCTGCCTGGCCCGGCTTGCCACCGAACATGGATGCCAGGTCCCCACCGACGATGGCCGCAGCCTGGTCCGTGCGCATGGTCTTCCATCGTTCGATCTGGTCCGGGGTCACACCCGGGATGCGCTCCCAGAGAGCCTCATCCGGGACGCCGATGGCCTTGAACTTGGTCAGCGCATCCGCGTACTGCGCGTCAGAACGGAACTGGGCATCGCGCCACACCACCGTTCCCAGCGCCAGGGCCTCCGCCCGGCCAACCTCACCAGCGGCCAGGGCCTCCAGGCGCATGACCTCTCGGAGGGCCGCGCCAAGGTGACGCTGCACCTCCTGGACCTTGGCCACCAGGCCGGACTCCGTGGCCGTGAGCGTGTCCGCCGATACGTTGGAGATCTCACCAGTCAGGTAACTGGCCGGCGTCCTGGTCTGAGCGGCCACATGCCGGACGGCCACCTCAATGACGTTGGTGTAGTTGGTGAGGTCCGCCGCTGAGAATTCAGCGATGGACGCGTCACGGCCCTCCAGCCAGAGCAACCGGTCACGGCGGAACGGGGCAATGGGGAGGTCCTCCTCACCCACCACCTCCCCCTCATCGTCCGTGATCTCACGGGTAGGCCGGTCCATGCCCAGGACCACCCGCGCGGGGAGCGCGATGGCATCGGAGGCCGTGAGGAGGTGAGCCCAGATGGTGTTAATGGCGTCCTGGAGCGGGGCTACGGTCTCGATCTCGCTCCGGGGCTTACCACGGAGGCGGGACCGGTTCGGGAGCTCCACCATGAAAACCTCCCCCATGGGGTTGGGGAGGTGAGCCTTTTCGGAGCGGGCCAGGCCGGTGACCCGGGGTATCCACTCCGTCATGCCATCGGCCCTACGCTCGAACCGATACACCACGGAGGGCGTGATCAGTACCGCGTAATCCAGCGCTCCGTCCGTCCAGACCTTGAGGGCTTGCTTGCGCACGCGCCTACGCCCGGGGATGTACTCCACGATGGCCTGGGAGGAGTGCTCAAACGTGATCTCTGTAGTGATCCCGTCGGGACGCCACACCATCACGTAGGAGCGTCCGGCCAGGAGAGCCTCCAGGGCCGCCAGACCGAACTCCACGTCGCACTCACTCGCACGCCACGCGCGCCATGCGGCCTTGTCCAGGGTCCCGTCCTCCAGACGGAACCCCATCGGGCAGAGGCGCTCTACCATGGCGTCCGGGACCACCTGACACCAGTTATCCGAGAAGCCATCGAACAGCCCTCCGGAGAGCTGGGAGAACTCCGGTGAAGCGAACAGCAGGGGCCGCTTACCTTCGTAGTAGTCGGACCATTTCTGTGCGTACGCCTTGCGCTTCTCCAGCTTGGCGTGGAGGCGCCGGACGGCCTCAAGCGGAGTCTCCGCCACGGTCACCTCCGGGGGTTCAGCTCCTCACGTGAGGAGGTGGTCAAGGTTGGTCATGCGCTGGCCGCACGGGCCTTACGGATGGGGCGCCGGACGTACCCGTCCAGGGCCATCACGGAGGCCGCGATACCGTCGATGCGGGAGGACGACTTATTCCGGTCTGGCTTCACCGGGCGGATGTTGTCGTTCCCGTCGGTGTAGACCTCCGCACACAAGGCGTTCCACCGGAGGATGGGGTTACCGCCGTGGCGGACCTGGCCCTCACGGAGGAGCCGCTCCAGCTCCTTGGAGCCGGGGGACATGCCTAGGTACGTCTGTGCTACGGGGACCACGTCCACACCCCGGGTCTTGACCTCCAGTCGCTGGACCATCTGGCCAGCGAACATCCGGTCATACGACACGCGCTGAACGTCCAGTCGCCTACAGTCCGCAATGATCTGTTTCTCAATGGCGGAGTAGTCGATGGCGTCCCCCTCCGTGAGGGTCAGCCACCCCTCCTTGGCCCACTGGCGCAAGGGGACGTGGCACTGGGCCTCCAGGTGGTCCAGCCGCTCCTCCGGGAGCCAGAAACGGGAGACCAGCTCCAGCTCCACGCCCTTTTGGCGGGACTCCACGGCCATCACCCAGGCGGAGAGGTCCGACACGGCGGAGAGGTCCACGCCACCCCAGGCACGGCGGTAGCGGAACCTCTTCTCATCCACGGTGCCGGCGTTGGCATCCCAGAGCGGTTGTGGTAGCCACCGGGTGGCAGCGCGCATCCGTCGATTCAGCGAGAGCCGGAGGAACGTGGGGAGATAGGAGGGGGTGGCCTTGGCCTTGTTCGCCTCCCGCTGGATATACGAGAGCGAGGGGGACACGCCCAGGCCCGGATTGGCGCGCTGCCAGGTCTCCGGGTCGAACGGGTCAGCGTCAGCAGCGGCGGCCCAGATCACTCCGTACTGCTGGGTGTCCACCACAACGCGCTCCGCACACCGGAGGGTATACGTGTGCTTCTCGTCGTAGATGGAGCCCTCCACGCCCTCATCCGCCGTGGTGATGTAGACAATGAGGGGTTGGTCCCGGGCGCCCGTACCGGTCTCGATAGCGTCGATGAGATCGCGCGACTTGTGGACGTGGACCTCATCGACGATGGCACCGGATACGTTCAGGCCGTGGGCCGTCTCAGCAACCTTGGAGAGGGGGCGGAACACGCCCCCGGTACGGGGTACCCGGATGACGTTCCGGAGGACGTCCACGCGGCCACGTACGGCCTTGGACGTCATGGCCATGCGCTTGCAGTCCTCCGCGACACGGCCCGCTTGCTCCAGAGAGCCGGCCGCAGCGTATACCTCCGCACCCATCTCCCGGTCCGCCAGGAGGAGGGTTAGCGCGATGCCGGAGGACAGCGTGGACTTGCCGGCCTTGCGGGGGATCTCCACCCAGGCGGACCGGATAACCCGGATCACGCGCTGAATGTCCTCATCGAAATACACCCATCCGAAGATGGGGAAGATGATCCAGACCCGTTGCCAGGTCTGGAGCTTCAACGGGGAGCCACCCCATCGGCCCTTGGTGTGCTTGAACGACTCCACGGCCTTGAGCGCACGGGCGGCATGCTCCACGGAGAAGTAGGCCCCCGGGTGGTCCGGTGCCTGGCACGTCCAGTGGAGGGGCCGACGCTCCCAGGAGTCCTTGATCTCCTCCTCCGTCATGCCCAGCTCCAGCAAGGAGGCGTAGGGCACGGGGAGTTGCTGGGTCCAGAGACCCAGAGAGTCAGTCGAATGTGTCGTCATCGTCGTCTCCTGTATCGGGGGCCGCAATGCGGGAGGCCGATGACGGAGACAGGCCAAGCTCACCAGTCAGCGAGCGGAAGTGGGAGCGGTAGGCGTTCAGGACGGAGGTCCAGGGGTTCTTGACCATCCCTCGCTCCGTCTGTACCACCATGCCCTGGCGAGTGAGCGCACGCTCCCCCTGCCAGATACGGGTGGCCGTGACCACGTAGTCCGTCACGGTCTCCCGCTGAGTCTCAGTGAGGCCGGTGGAGACCACCAGGGCCGGCACGATGCGTGCCCACAGGGTGGCCGCGTAGTCCCGGAGCTCCTTGGCCTCCTTGGCCAGGGCTCCACGGGAGGCGGAGGGGAAGACCTCTGCCCAGTCAGGCTCCACCGGGTCCACCGGGGCGAACCGGGCGCCCTCCGTCTGGCGATCCGCACGGAACGTGCCCTCACGGACGGCCTGGAGGTGAGGCTTGGGCTTGGCGCCGGAGACGCTCATAGACGCCTCCCGGGTCGGTTGGAGCGGCGGACATACCGGGGCAAGGTGGGTTACCGTCTGCCCTGGTCAGCGA